AATTCTGCTGCTTCTGCTGTTAACGCTGCTATTTCACTATCACTAGCTCCCTCTTCTATTGCTTCTTCCTCTATTTGTTTAGTAGCTGTGGCTAATGATAATCCAGATGCTGCTAAAGCTGCTATGTTGGTAAGGTTTAATTTACTTCCTTTTTCATCTAAACCACCTTTTCTTATTAATTTACTTTGTCCTAAATCAAATTGACCTTCTGCTCCAAGTATACCTCTTGTGCCTTCAACTCCTTCAAATACTCCTTCAAAGTTTCCTTCTGTATCAAGTACATTACCACCTTCAATTCCTTTTCTACCAAATAAAAATCTTTCTGCTGTTCCTCTAAGCCCTGAAGCATCTCTTAATCCTAATAAATCTCTAGCTGTTTTAAAATCAACTCCAGCTTGACCAAATTTACCTAAATTACCATAAGCAAATCTACTGCCTAAAATACCTTGTCCTTGTCCTACTCTTCCTGCATAGGGTAATCCTAAAGTTGCAGCAGCGAATAAATCTCTAGGGCCAAGAGTTCCTCTTTGTTTATAAGCACCTGCCGCATAAACGAATGGTGCTGCAGGGCCAAAAGCTGGCGCAGCAACTTGCATAATACCCGCAAGTTCTTTAGGCACCAGTTTTTTAACTGCTTTTCCTACTGTTTTTTTAGCTAGTTTTTTAAGTTTTTTTAAAGGCATAATATTGTTCTATTTTGTTTTTCCTACTAAATCAAGTGATGGCATAATTACTTTGACATCTCTTCTAATCTCTGCTTCTGGCACTCCTTTAGCCTTCCACTCTTCTTCTGTTTTATATTCTTCACCTGTTTTAAGGTTAGATATGGTTGTTATAATCTTCTCTGGTTTTATTGTTTGCATTACGTTGTTACCTCTCGCGGCTGTATTTCTAGTATTGAAGCTACGACGTGCAGCTCGTTCGCGTCAGAAGCTTGTACTTTTAAGATTTCACTCTCTTCCATAACAAGAGGTTGAGTTAAAAGTTCGCTTGTAGTATTTGAACTTATACTTTTAGTTTTAAACAAACTAAATATATTAGATGAAGAATCTACTAATGTTACTGTAATATTAGCTCCAGATCCTGCATCTTCAGATACTAAAATAGATTTTACAACGGCAGTCTTAAATGATGGCACTGTATACAGTGTTGTAAGATTTGTAGTTGTTAGGTCTGCTTTTGCGTTTATGAAACTATTAGCCATTAATTAATAAAGAAGTTAAATGCTTCTACCTCATCTTTTAAATCTTGTTGATACGTTGTGTTTAATTTTTCTATTACACCATCGAGATCTCTAACCTGTGAATCAGCTACAGCTTGATTGTAATTTTCACTAGCTCTAGTTAATATTTGTACTATCTTTGCCATTATACTATTCCGTAATATTGTTTAATTTCATCGATCGTAGCAGGATCATTAGGATTTCCTAAAGGTTCAATATTTTTTTGAATATCTTCAATAGTAAAAAGTCCTAAATTAAGTCCCATTTTTTGTTTATCTAAAGCTTTTTGTTGCATTTTAGTTACTTCAGCCACTTGATTAGATATATCTGGAAAAGAACTTTTTCCGCCAACAAATGGTTTTTCTTCTGGTAAAAGAGCAGGAGTTATTCCGTATTGTTTTCTAAATCTTTGATCTATTGTTCCGTCATCTATCACCGAGGTATCTAAATTTTTATTGCCCTTTAATGCGTCTCTAACTCTTGATGATCTGGCTAGTCCTGCAATCAACATACCTATTGGACCAAATAGACTTGTTAGCGCTACGTTTGCAAGCAGGCCTCTTTGATTTTTAGGATCGCTAAGATAATTTTTAGCTCCTGTTGCAAATTCTCCTATACGATCACCTGCGCTTTTAGCTAGAGATACTAAAGGATTTTGTCTTCTGTTTTGAAATCCTCTATTAGTATCAAATCGATCATCGTCGCTAGGTGTTTTTGGTGGGGGTCCTCTAGTTAATGCTACTTCATCAACTATGTTTGAACTATCTCCTCCTCCAAAAGTATTTTCAGGGCTTCCTCCGCCAAACTCTCCTCCTGCAGCAGCTCCTGCTACAGCGTCATAATCTCCAAAATCTATAAAACTTGGAATACCCATAGGTGTCATAATACCAGAACCACCAGCGGCTCTTAACATATTGGCTTCTTTTGGATTTATGTAAGCAAGAAACTCACCTTCAGGTGCCATTCTTTTAGCATCATCTAATAATACTCCACCTTCTGCCATTAATTGTCGTGCTATTTGTGCTCTTGTTATACTCATTATCTTCTACCGTCCGATTGTACATCTAGTCTAAACGTGCCGAGTTTCCAGTCTTGACTAGTGCTTGTGTTTTCTATTTTAAGAGCAACAGCTCTAGCTCTTGCTCGTGTATCTACTTTAGTCGTTGATGAGCTAACTGTAAAGGGTCCAAGTGATGAACTTGCAGCTGTATTGTTAGGGTAATTACGTAAATTCAATGTAATCTGCGTATTTCCTGTTTGAGATACAAAATCTGGTATAAATCTTCTTATCTTCATTAAGAACTCACCATCTCCTCTAAATGTAATTCCTTGATTTCTGTCTTGTGTAATGTCGTAATCCCCAGAAGTAATACTAGCTTGTATTGCGGTTACAGTTCCACCTTTAACTTGATCAGTCCCTGTTTCATGTTGATAGTACGTTGATACACCATCTGTGTTTCCTTGAACATATGTTGCTGAACTAGAACCTTCAACACCATCTGCATCATATGATAATGCATGAGGGCTACCAAACACAGCTGAATCTGCCCAAGCAGTTCTAGCTAAAGATCCTACAGTCCATACAGGTCTTTGTGGTGATGAATCAAAATAATTATAACAAACCATTCTGTTTGCAACTGATGAGTTTTCTGTTGGATAAAACCACATAACTTCACCAAACAAATTATTAAGACCTGCATATATCATTTGATTACCGGAAGCCAAGTTTATGTCATCAAATACATAGTCTTCAACTAAACAAGGTAATGATTGTAGATTACCAGAGTATTTGAAAAAACCATTTTCTGAAAACCAATAAGCTGCACCATCTACTTCAACAACTGCGTTCTTACCAACTAGACCACAGTTTGTACCTGCTTGTTGGAACGCAAATGTAAATGGTTGACCTACAAAACGCATTAAGAATAATGCTGTGTCTGTGTATACATAAATTGCATCTCTACCTCTAATGGCTCCCATGATCCGTGATCCGTCGGCCAGTCTCTGTGTACCAGCGTCATTGGTTGCCGTGGGTGTATAAGTGTTAATATTTTCTACCGCAGAGAATCTAATGAACATGTCATCTTGAGTAGACTTTGTTCCGATCGTGGTTTCTGTACCAAAGAACACTAAGTGTCTGTCCGGTGTAGATACAAGCATATGTCTTGATGCTGTTGGTGCTCCTGATATAATTGTAGCTCTTGTAGATGTTGCATCAGTCGCTGAAGAATCCCATTCAAAACATTCACCATCAACAATTAAACAAATAGCTTTGTCACCAAAGTTATCTAAAGACCACATACCAGGATCAACAATTAAGTCACCTGATGCTGCCTCACCCCAAGCTATATAACTAGATGTGCTTGTTACCGTTGCACCTCCAGAGTGAGATGCTGCTGTTGTATTTCTAACACCTCTTGTTACACCAGATAAAACATTTGATGATATACCAGTGTATGAAATTTCTTCTGTCCCTATTTGTATGTAGTTGGTTCCTGAAGATGGAAACTGTGATGCGTCTGTTAATGTAATGCTTGTTGCGGAATCTGTAATACCCGAAGCTAAAGTTGTAGTAAATGCTCCCACTTCTTGTCCACCCCAAGTTCCTAAACTCCAACCAAAACCTTGCGCCTGTACATCAGGTCCAACGTGATAATAGTGTCTAACTCTAATGCCTCCTGATTCACTTGCACCAGATCCTGATTCATTGGATGGCATAGTAATAGTTAATGTGTTTGAACTAGGCACTGTTGTAACCATAAATCTTATGTCATCAAAGTTTGCCGCTGCATAATTAGAATTTGTAATAGCAGTAAAATTATCTAATAGGATAATATCTCCTGCTTCAATACCGTGGTCAGAAGAAAAATTTATAGTAACAATAGCTGATCCATTAGTTGTGCTAAATGCGTTTGTAAGTGTAGTTGTAGTTTTGATGGGGTGTATGTCGTAAAACACACCGCCTGAATAAGCGTATAAAATTCTGTTGGTTCCTATAATAGAGTATTTTTGACCTGCACTATTAGTAAATTGATGTAAACCTCTAGCTGCGCCGGTAACATTATCAGCTCCTAGTTGTTTCCACCCGCCTATTTTTTCAGGTGTTTGGTATCTAAATCTTACATTATCACAATCTATCCACTGGCTTTCGCCACCTGTAGCTGTAACTTGTTTATTTATACCGGGTAAAAAGTTAATCTTTTGTAACATAGATCTCCAGATTATATTAGATTGCGTTGTATATCAACGAGTTTTGGGAATACCCAACATAGGTCTTTTATCATACAAATTGGTCTTTGCAAACCTTCCGTCAGCATGATTATAGTGCAGAAATACTTGACCACAGAGTTTACCCTTAAAAGGCTCTCTCCAGTGTTCTAATTCACAGCCAGAATATATAAGCATATCACCAGGTTTTAAATTAACTTCAACGCCTTTTGGTGCACCTGGTTTGTGTATATTTTTATATTCGTCAATAACATTGTCAGATCCTGTAGGATCTATAAGTATAGGCCAAGGATCTCCACCTAAATTAAGTGTGGTAGATATTTCACAGCTCGGTCTGTCTTTGTGTCTTTTAAGAATATTGCCCGTTCTATATAATCTACAATAAGAATAGGTAGGAACTAATTTGAGTCCTGTTTTCTTTTGCATGACTCTTATAGTATCTACAAGCAAAGTTTCCATAACTCTATCTGCATATTTAGCGTATGAGTTTGGAACTTGTCTGTCTTCAAAATTTCCAATTAAAGGATTACCTTTATGTGTTACACCATTTTGTAATATCCAATTGTCGGCTTCTGCTGATATTTGTAAATAATTATAACAAAATGTAGCTAGATCTTTTGATACGGCATTACGTAAAACTTGATATTTATTTTTTTTAAAACTCATATTTGTATAAAATTATAGGATACAGACACTCTCCAGTTTTTATCTCCTTTGTTAGTGTTTAAGTTTATATCAACACCATGCGGTAGCCAAGCTGGAAAAAAGATCATACGACCTTCCATAGGTTCATAAGCACATACTCTCCATAATGATTCAGGTAGATTATCTACCCTTCTAGGCATATGTGTATTGGGTCCTGGTCTAGGGTCTTCCAAAAATAATTTACCTGAGTTTTTTGGTACTTGAATATAATAAACACCTGACCATAATGAATTAGGATGTGTATGTGTTTTATTATAACTATAAGTAGGATTAACATTAGCCCACATATTACCAAGTCCTAGTTTACCTTTTATGCCGTAGTCTTTATTACATTCATAAGCCATATTAAATAATTGATCTATTAAAGGTCTATATTCTTTTTTCTTATCCATATCTGTTTTACTATGCCAACCAAAACCAGAATTAGTTTTAAATTCTCCTTTTGGATCTGCTTTACGCCAAGCTTTAATGTGTTTAAATAAATATTTATTTAATTCTTTAGCGTTAGGTAAATCTTTAAAATAAACAGGGGTAGGAAATAATATTTTTCTATTTAGTCTCATTTAAACGGAGGTCCTCCAAACCACATCACCAATGATTTTCTGACCCCCTTTTTAACTGGCGCAACTTTGTGTCTTAAAAATGATGCGAAGAATATTGCTTGTCCTTGTTTTAAGGGTAGAGGTTTGTTATTACCTAAATCTCCAAACAAAAGATCACCACCTGTAAACTCTGATGGATCTGACAATAAACAAGTCATAGATATTTTTCTAATTGGATGTTCTCCTTGTGCTCCAAAAGCATTTAAATCCATATGCCAATCATAAAAACCTTTTTTAGGATATACGGTAAACTGTGCTGGTTCTGTAAGTTTTACACCATCAAACATAAAATGATTTAAATTTACAATAGACAACTGATTTTCAATAACTTTGTACATCTGTGGTAATTTATCAAAAGGTATCCAAGATATTGTTGTAACTCTTTTTTTAGTATCATAAGATCCATCTTTTCCTCCACCAACTTTTGCATTTTCAGGTTTACATTGATGACCAGCATCAATAATCATTTTACATTGCTCTGCTGTAAACATAGGCCCTGTAGTTGTAGCAACATATGATTGCCATCGTGGCATTTTTGGTATCATTCGTTTTGTCCCGATGCTGTTCTTGAAGACACAGGATTATAATCAACATCTACATTACAAACTAAAGTTCTTCTTTTTTCTTTTGTTCCGTTAAACGGGTATACACAATGTCTCATGTCATAAGGAAAAACATAAAAGTCTCCTATCTTCATGTTAGGTGAA